TATTGCGACAAGTCCTAATGGTATAACGTGGTCTGGAATAACAACAACAAGTATTTTCTCATCATCAGGATTGGGTATTACCTGGAGCGCGGCTTTATCACAGTTTGTTGCGGGTGGTCAGGGAACAAATACGCTGGCCACGAGCAGAGATGGTGTAAATTGGTTGGGAACAAGCACTTTGCAAGCTATTATGACAAATGTAAGATGTATAGCCTGGAATGGAACTATTTGGATAGCAGGTGGTGATGCAGGATCCTTTACTATTGCATCAAGTGTTGATGGAATCATTTGGACTGGTCGTTCAGGAGCTTCAACGACTTTCGTTTTTGGTGTAGCATGGAGTGGATCTCTCTGGGTGGCTGTTGGTCAAGGAACAAACGTATTTTCAACTAGCACAGATGGTTTAAGTTGGAGTAATCGTGGCTCATCAGGTATTACCACAACAGGAAGAGGAGTTATATGGTATACATATAACTCTCTCTGGGTTGCAGTAGGAAATGGAACAAACTCCATCGCCACAAGCCCTGATGGCATAACATGGACGGGACGTGCTTCAGGCTTTTCAACGACTGGTTTCTGTGTTGCGTCTCTTAGAAATTTAGTTGTTGCGGGTGGTGATGGAACAAATGGTATCGCAACAAGCCCTGATGGAATCAGTTGGACATCTCGTACTACTTCTGGTATTAATGTATTCTCACTCGCATATAGCCCTATACTTTTAAGATGGGTTGCCGGTGGAAATTCTTATTATATTCTTTATAGTAATGACAATGCTGTATCATGGACCTTCTTTCAAAATGTACAGTTGCCTCTAAGCATAACAGGCCTTATCTGGAATGGAACCTATTTTGTCGCAGTAGGTAACTCGGGTAACTCAGTATTAGCGACAAGTGCCGACGGTCTAACATGGAGAAACTTTGTACCAGTAAATAATTCTATAAACAACTATCACTGTATCACATACAAACCCCCCATCATGGTAGCAACTGGATCAGGAACCAACACCATCTGCATCAGTAGGGATAACGGTATAACATGGACTCAAAGTCCTAGCGGTATAAGCGCTATAACAACAAATGCAAATGCTGTAGCATGGAATGGAAATATATGGGTTGCGGTAGGTGCAGGTACAAATTCTATAGCTACAAGCCCTGATGGTGTAACATGGACGGGCCGCACTACTACAACTATTTTCTCAACAGCCGGTTTTGATGTTCTCTGGGCAGAAAGACTCAAGCTCTGGATAGCTGTAGGAACGGGAGGAAATGCTATTGCCACAAGTCCAGATGGTGTGAACTGGACTTCTCGTATTGTAGTAAATACGCAATCCTTTTCTACAGGCGCTTATCGTATTGGATGGAGTGGAAATCTACTGGTTGTCACAGGTGCCGGTACAAATAACTCAGTGGCAATAAGCACAAACGGAATATCATGGGCATTAGTTGGTCTAGCTATAACAGCCTCAGCATCAGGATACGGTGGTGTTGCGTGGAACGGCCAACTCTGGGCCGCAGTCTCCGATGCTGCCACGAATATCTGGACAAGTTTAGACGGTATAACCTGGACCTCTCGTGCAAACTTAACAGCAGGTAACTGCCGCTCGATTGCTTGGAACGGTACACAGTTCCTCGTCCTAGGCTCTTCAACCTGGTGTTCAACCAGTCCTGACGGATTCACATGGACAATGCGTAATACACAGCCTGTGGCAACCCTAGTACGAGTCACATGGAATAGTGTGTCTACACAATGGGTTGTGGCGAGTACAGCCCCTGCCATCTGGACAACACCTGATGCTGTAACCTGGACACAGAGACAAGCTACTACAATTCTTAACACAACTGTACAGAGCTTCGCGTGGGCGCCATCTCTTGGCCTCTGGGCTCTTGTTGGGGGCACCGCAAACAACGTTGCCACCGCATCTGATGCCAACGGTGTCTGGGTTTCACGTCTGACGACACAAATGGGAACAGCCAACTGCGTGGCCTGGAACGGCTCTCTCTTCGTGGCGGGCGGAGGTACGACCGTCCAAATCTACACAAGTACCGACGGTGTGACTTGGACTTCCCAGACAAACGGTGGCGCAGCATGGACAGTTGTGAACGGTATCGCATGGTCATCTAACCTTAGTATCTGGGTCGGTGTCGGCGCAAACAGTACAACGTCCGGTGTTATCGCATCGAGTGCAAACGGAACGGCGTGGACAGTACGTTCAACCACAATATTCGGAGCAAGTGGTGCTGGATTAGGAGTGGCGGTGAATACAGCAGGCAATCTTTTTGTCGCCGTCGGCACAAGTGTAAGTACCTTCGCATACAGTTCAAACGGAACAAGTTGGCTCCAAGGTACTGCTGGAACCAGTATTACAACCGCCGCACGTGGTGTTGTATGGGCAAACCAGATCTCTACATGGGTTGCAGTGGGCAACGGTACAAACTCCATCGCAACAAGTACTGATGGTGTAAACTGGACAGGTCGTACAGGTCTTACCATATTCGGAACACAGGGAAATCAGGTCGCATCAAACGGTAACGTGATTGTTGCAACTGGTGTTGCCACAAATGCCTGGGCCTACAGTTATGACGGTACCAACTGGACAGGCGGCGGTTTCACACCCTTTCCTACATCAGCTATTGGTGTTGCCTGGAACTCAACAACGGGTCAGTGGCTCATGGGCACTGGAAGTGGCAACAATCCTTATTACGCAAGTAGTCCCGACGGCATCAACTGGACGCCTCGTCAAACATTCACAGCAAATGTGTTTGGCATCGGCTACCCGCTCCAGCGCGAGAAGAACTTCACGATCACAAACAGCAACTGGACTGGACGCAGCACGCAACAAAACTTCCGTATTGTATCGGTCTAACTTAGTAGAGGCATATGACAACGCCCATACCTAAACTCAAAGCCTCCCCACCGATGGTAGGAGGCCAAACAACAGCCCTCGTCCCGACTGCCTATCAAACAACAGGCGCAGGCGCAGCCCTTCAGACGCAAACTACAATCACCAAAAGAGAGCGCATCGTCCGCATTGAAATCAACAGTAACGACCGTGATTTCAGCGCCTACGCAAACCCCGCCGATTTCCAATGGATCTCACCTTATCCTCTTAAGAATGTAACATCAATGGTCATCGTTGGCGGCACTGTTCCAGTCCCTATCTACACGATTGACGCACCATTCAACTCCTTCGTCTTTGATACTGGCACCGAGCAAAAAACCATCACATTTCCTCCTGGCCTCTACACACCTCTCCTCTTCGCACCCGCTTTCAAGAAACTTTTGGATGCCGCCGATGGAACGAACAGTTATTATGTGAATGTGGACCCTATCACACAAATCCTCACAGTGAAGTCAAACGGCACAAACACCTTCGGCTTCCTCTTCGGAACTGGCTCCAACTTCTTGAATCTCTACAACCCTGCTTTGCAAAAAAGAAATAACCCCGCAACCATGATGGGATTCAAGGATGCCGACGTGTATTGTGATGCAACTTTTACGCTTAAAGCACCTTACGCCGTAAATTTGAACCCCATTCAGAGAATATACGTTTACTTTAACTACGATGCTACGATGGATCTTCGCTCAGTTGTTTTGGGAGGTGGGAGACAAGGTCCTTCGGCAATCCTCTATTGTACAGACGCAGACACCGTCTCCTATTTCACCAAATCCCTCAATAAAGACACCTACGAGAATGTCATCTCACCAGGTCTCATTGTCCCCCGTATCCGCAGTATCCAAGTCTCGCTCCGAGATGAGTTTGGCAACGTGCTAAATACGAATAATCGGCCGGTCACCATGCTCTTAGAAGTTACTGTCTTAGAGTAAGCCTAGCTCTTTTTCTCGTGGGCCTTAGATGTCTCCGTAACCCATTTTCGAAACGCATGCGTCCTCTCCACAAAATACGACGAGCCAAGACTTTTGCTCATCATAGTTTGTAACGCCCTTCCCCTGTCATCAAGTGATGCAAGAAACTCACGTCCTTTCTCCGTAATCGGATGCGGCTCCTGTAGTTTGAATGTCTCGGGCTCCATATGTATCTTTCTGGAAGAACCCGCTTTCAATTTTACCGCGACCCCTAGTAAATGGATACCATGTTAGAAGAACTCAAAACAAAAGGCCGTCCTCTATCATCCTTCCACAAGGGCGATAGAATTCAGGTATCCAACAAAATGGTAAAAAACTATAGCTATACGCTGGAAGAGGAGCCTGGAACAAATTTTGCCGCCGATTTCAAGCCTTATTCCTCTCCAGGTGACATTCTCGCACTCGGCGCCTTCGATGGTAAATATCTGAATGACTGTTATCTGGAGTTCCCAGCCGAGTGGTTTATAAATGCCGCCGCTCTCGGAAAACTTTCCCCAGAAGCTCCAAATATTAGCGTGAACTTGTTCCAAATCCGATCCCGCCTGACCCTCTCAGAATGGCAGAAAAAGGGTTGGGCACCTCCGCCTCCAGGTACTAGAAGGCACATTGCTGCGCAATACGGAAATCTATCAGACCCTTCTCTAAATCCAGACGAACGTGGATGGTTCCAGTGGTTTTGCCGTTACTGGATGGGTCGTCGTATCCCAGAGCTTGATACTATACAAATCAAGCGCTGGAAAGCATTTGTTCGCCACGCTGGCGCCGTGAAAGCCAACTGTAGCAAGGGTGACCTCAGCTGTAGACCGAAACAGCGTCAAGCACTCTTACAGTGGGCTCATAATCCTTTCATTTGATCCAGAATATAATGAACAATCATAAAAAGAACTCCACCCCATAGAGAATCGGCAACTGCAAACCGCCAGTCGTAGTTTGCAAGTGTCGCCAAGTTGGTGAAATCATAGACTGCGTAGACGGAGAGACCCAGCAAAAAAGCTTCCAATGCCGTCTTGGGTATAAGCGCCAAATAGGCCAATGCGATATAGACCACGATGGCTGGTGCCACCTTCAGCTTGAGTTCCTCGCCTTGAATCTTACGCACCATTGATGATGCAAATGTGCTGGAAAATAGGAGCCATGGAAGATCCATTATTACTATAAGAATCACGATTGATATAAACTTCGCAGGACTTACCATCTATTAGTTCATATTATTCTTATTGCGTGTCCAGTTCTTTATCTTTCTTGTTCGCATATTCTTAGGCAAACCCTTTCGTAGATTCTTAGCCGTCTTTTTTCCAGAGGCTTTGCCATACAACGCAATATTATTATTAATACGTATATTGGGACCTTTATTTTCATTTTCAGATTCAGATTCATATTCAGACTCTGAATTCATATTATTGAATCTCCAGTTCATATTGTTTCTTAAATCAAGAGCAATAGGCGCGGCTCTAGGTTTTCCATTACCATGTCCAAGTCTGGCTTGTGGAGCATTGTATGCAAAATCCTCTTTGAACTCTTCTATCATAGCCTTCAGAGCCTTATTATAAGATTCTTTCGCCTGCTCAGGTGTTGCTTTATTTCGTGTAGTATAAACTGTACCCATACCTGGTCTACCGTAGCCCATATAGGTTATGAAACTTTCAATAGTGTTGCGAGTGTATGGCTTGAATAAATGTAGCTTGTTATTATTATCCATCTTACCAATAGCCCGTCCCTCGGCCAAATCTACAAAGAGCATTTTATGAAGAGGATCTATAAGCCATTCCAAATCAAAAGTCAAAGAATCCTGCTCATCTTGCATATCGATTAAATTCCGAATCAACTCAAATTTATTTTTAAACATTTCTAATGCGGATCCTTCTAAAATATAAAATTCCTTCATCTATTTTTACTGCGTAAATAAATCCTAAAGAAACGCACATGAAAACATAGATGAACGAATCTGTCATAAGACTTGAAGGATTCGCGGAGTCGCTCAAAGGACAACGGCTCTGGGTCTGTGGACCGGCTGAAACTCTCGGACAACAAGTGCAAGGTCGTCTTGCCGTATTAGAAGAGGAACTCTTGAATCGTGGCCGTAAAGTTCTTGTTATTCAGAATCCAAAGGAGATTCCGATGATGTGGACAAATAAGATTCAGTGGGATGCGACATTCCGTGTAAAAGAAACACAGGATCTCCGTCTTGCACTCACTTACATACAGAATGCCGCGAAGCCGATGCGAGTTGTATGGATAGGTGATGAGCCACCTCTTGCAGTTTTAAATGCAGTGAGCTCACCTGAGATTACATTTATTGCAGCCAGCACACAGACGCCGAAACTCCAGTGGTCGGCCATTTTTTGGCACACTACGTCCGAGCAAGCAAAGATAGAAGAAGGTCTCATGCCACGTCTAGGATCTCATACACTTCAGGCTCTCAATCTATCATCTGTACTTCGTGAACTCAAAGCATCACAGGTCGGTCTTGTCTGGTCCTCCATAGGAGAATCGGATAAGATTGGGTCTGTATATTGGTATGATTCAGAAGAGGCTACACAACAAGGGACGTCGATGACTCCTGTCGATATGAGCGCTCTTTTACATGAAATCGGGGATTGGCTGGTTCATGCGCGATATTAAGGGGCCGCTGCGCTCTTTAAACACGTTTAAAGAGCTTGAATGTGCCCTTCTTGGCGACATATCCGAGCTTACGTAATCGCTTGATAGCCTTCAAGCCAGCTGCGTGCTTCTTCTTGCTGACAATGCGTCCAGCCTTGGTCTTCATCAAGTCCTTCTTCTTGAGGCCACCGGACGTGTGCTTGGCTGTTCCGTGGAAGACTTGTGCTGCGCTGCCGACTGTCATCATACCTCCATCTTGTACACGGTTCTTGCGAGTAACGTTCATTTATATTTAGACGCAAGATTTTATTGTATTGTCGCCTTAATCCAGGCACATGCCCTTCCTCTCTTCTCGCTCACATAGAGCTCCTTATCATTTCCCTTCAGCACAGCTCCACATAGTGGACCAGCACCAAACGGTGGCGATTCACGTTCCCTATACTTCTTCTGTGTCGTAGCCTTCACAAGCTCTACCAAGGTGCTTTCAGAAATAGCAGGCACTTCCCGCTCTTTCGCCAGCTTCACATATCGTTTCAACCTAGAGGCCGTGTGCCATAAAATAAGGCGAACATCATAGATCACCTCTTCTACTGTCAAGTCTCCGTAGTTTTCAAGTGGGGGTAGATGTTGGGGGTTTTCAGACATGAACACCAGAACAACTGCAGCAGGAATCTTAGTTCTTTTTCTTGTCGTATTCTTAACCATCCTATACTTTTGTCATAAGATAATTCATGATATTACATCGAAAGCCTGGGAATCCCGCCACGCCCAATCTGGTCTATCAGCGAAGCCATCTCTTTCGGATTATAAACTCCAGCAAAATGAACAAGAAAATCACCGGGCTCCCATAAAGGCTGTCCAGGAACACCACGCAGATATGCGTTGAATCTCTTGTGTTGCGACGTAATCTCAGTATGAGCCAAGTCGCTAGGAACTGTCTCAAGCAACTTAATCATCGCCGCATTCTCCCACCAAATGTGAAAAGTCAGGTCCGTTTGCTCACCTACACGTCGCCAATAATCCCTCATCCACGCTGTATTGCGCATGAGAACATTGCCAGAATTGATATGCGCACAAGCATCAATACAGAGAAGCATGTCTTTACCAGGAGGAAGTAAAGAGCCCATCTGATCTTCCACACGCAACGAAGGATTTGTAATCAAGACATCTGCATCTGAGAGCCATACAAGAGCACCTTCAGGCAACTTGGAGAACACATCTAGCAAAAACGGAATCTTTGTCCATGGAATAGGCTTAGTCCTGTCCCAAAACTCCTCTCCTCCCTCGATATAAGTATATCCATGACGAGCTGCATAGGCTCGCTTTGAATCTAGAGCCGCAGAAAGCCCTTTCTTAAAGTCAGCCCCTATTACCATAGTGACAATCGTAATCATCTCTATGCTTTTTGTTGTTCCATTTTTAGATAGGCAAGATTATGGTAAAATTGAAGTGGCGAGCGACCCCTAGCTAAGTACAATGACTTTTACATACGAAAGGGATGAAGCTGGTCAATATATATGCCCACACTGTGGCGTAAAGAAACGTCTACCCTCCACGATGAATATGCATCGCAGGAAGTGTGAAGGCGATCTTCCACACCAGTGTCCCTTAGAAACTTGTGAATATAAGTGTATTTCTAGGCAGCGTCTTGAACTTCATGTCGCTGCAAAGCATCCTACTCTCAAGGTAGAACGCACTATTCCTCTTCTAAAATGTCCAGTCGATGGCTGCACATTTCAGACGTTGGCGAATGGTAATCGTCTTATCCATTTCATGAGAAAGCATTGTATTACTGAAACTACAAATCTTATGGTAGAGACAGATACTACAATTGATTGTAAAAGATGTAAGAAATCATTTCAATCAAATACTGCATTTCAGTATCATGCGGCTCATTGTATATCACTTACCGATACAACAAAAGCAACTCAACTTCGTGGTATATTAGCATAATAAATAGATTATTCTTGAAACACTTGAACTTGTAATAAGATATTGTAAAGATGGTAACCAGCCGCTGCAAATCCAGCCATAGCTAATAGCTCATATGCCGGACGAGGTGTCTTTTTACCATAATATCCGATATAGATAATGAGAGGAGCGATCAAAAGAACATGAAGTAGATTCACCCATAGATAGCTAGACTCTGAAATATAACGATAGGCTGCCTTTGCTGAGTGAACAATCAACACTACGAGACCTACAGCGAACAAAACCCAATAGAGCCAGTCAGGTGTCGCAGCCCTAGAGAAAGCAACGTATAAAAATAGTGGAACCACTAATGCGATATGTGCAATCGATAATATTACGTGTGAGTTCATTCTATTATTAAGATTTATTTTACTTATAAAAATAAGATGACCTACAGCTCATTTTCTCGCAGTCTTCCACGAGCCCTCTACTTTAAACAAGCCACTAACAAAGCAAATCTAATAGTTCATGGCCAGGGAGTCATTCTATTTAATGCATCAGGCCCCTGTAGTCTTACTTTTTCTAATGCGAACGGAGTGGTTGGACTCAAAGTCTCTTTTACAGACTCTAAAGTACTTGTGAATCTGGAGCCCAGTAATGAACCCCTCGTGGATACTCGCAATTCCAAAGGAGTTGTTTCACAACGTGGAGCAACGTATTGGTTTAGTCTAGATTCGCATAATCTCCGTATCACTGCTGGTATTGGTGAGGCCCGCATTGAAACAATTACATATAGCTTTCAGTTTCCCTCTACAGATACAAACTCACGCAAAGCATTTCTAGAGGCATTGACAACTGTAGAGGTGGTAGGGCTTCAAATAACTACTATGTTGCGTGATCCTATTACAAGACAGGTCCCACTTCTCGTAAAAGATATTCATACACTGACAATGGATATGATTGATGCTGGAACAGTATTACCAAAAGCAAATTTATCATTGATGTCCCAAAAACTTTACGATACAATCTCTGGAAAGGCATTTGTATTGGACACACCTGATTTTCCCCAGTTCTCAAAGGCTATTGAAGCAAGTATTCGGACACCCGGTCATTGGTGTTATGAACGACTGAAGGAAAAGGCTAATGAGTTTAACAAGGATAAGCCAGACCCGAGTGAAACTTATCTACGAATTACACTTGGCGAAAATAATGGTGAGTCGCCTGGTATTCCTTATGTTATGGAAATTTGGCCAGTAGGACACTATTCACCTATACATAATCATGGAGGTGCGAGTGCAGTCATTCGGGTTCTACACGGCAGTATCGAAGTCAGTCTCTTTCCATTTCTGAGTAGTGATAATGTACCGCCATTTGCAAAGAAGCAGTTCTCTAAAGGCGATATTACATGGATAAGCCCTACACTGAATCAGGTCCATCAGTTGAAAAATCTAGAAGGCAACAAGAATACGTGTATTACAATCCAGTGTTATATGTACGAGCAAGAGGATCGTGTACATTATGACTATTTTGATTATCTCGATGCAGACGGCGTTAAACAACAATTTGATCCGGATTCAGATATGGATTTTGCGAAGTTTAAGGCTACAATGAAACGTGAATGGGCAGAACAGATGGGGTGCTGGGGTTTCTTGATTTAGAAATACCGCTTTTGGATCATCTTCAGCTTGAGTTTTTTACCATGCTTCGCAAACTCCTTTCGCATCTCCATATATTCATCACCCTTCTCTCTGAGCGGTCTGGATGTATACCGAATCATTTGTTCAGTCGCATCTTTCTTCAAATCAAAGAGCTCAATCGGGTAATAGGATTTGTCCCACATAAAATAGACATAATTCTTGCCAACAGCATAAGGATAGGGTACATCATTATTGCCAACTGGTGAATAATATTTTACAACTACATCGTCATCCACAGTGTTAAAAGAGAATACACAGTCGCCAATATGGATGTAGTGCTTGTCGCTAATCTCTAGAAGCAGCGAGTTTCCCTTTGCCCATCCCATCTCTGCATAGTTAGGGTCCTTCATGAGGTTGTCACCGATAAAGATTCGCTCATAAGGCGTTCTAAGAATCCTATTAGCTCTTTCATACTCCCATATATCAGCATCCTTATCAACAACTTTTGTTTTGTAGACCGTCACATTCTTCTCTGACTTTATATCATCAACTATGAAAGGTCGGCCACCATTATCATGAATCATGTATTTTGTTATACGTGGTTTTGCTTCTGAAGCAGGCATTATCTAAAATGGCTACGTAAAAGAATCTCAGCATTTTCTAACGCGCCTTCTATCCACCCTTGTCGTAGACTGAAACTTTCCCCACATACATAGATATTACGAAAGGGATTCATTACCGCCTTACTAACATCCTCAGGTTTGTAGTCTCCAGGTAGCCAGTAGCTAACGCCATCCGTCCAAGGATGCGCCTTGAAAAATGTGGGGTCAGGTATATCCTTCTCTGGGAATAACTCGCGTAGATCCGCAATCACTTGCTTCTCTAAAACCTTATCTCCTTTCGCATCTAATATTTTCATATAGTGCTCGGCAAATACATTATCAGTGTAAGAAATCATCGCAGTTCCAGAACTCTCATCTATAGGCAAAAAGTAGCGAATGGGCGACGTTGTCACAACACGCCCCAAGCCTTTGAACCAAGTCTTAGGAAAGACTGCATAAATACGCAAAAGTGGCGACATGCTAATGCGTTTGAGAGGCTCCCAGTTGCGGAGCATGGGCAACTTTCTTAGAGCCGTGGCATGAAGTGCAAGAATAATCTTATTAGCAGCGATTTCTATGATAGGCCTGGTCTTTCCACCCTTCCATGAACCCAAATAGAATTTCGCAGTAGAGTCTTTTGAAACATCTATTAGCTCGCACTCTGTACGAACTATGCCCCCACGCTCTCTTATATCGGATACAAGCGCCTCAGCAACAGCACTCAATCCCTCTTTACACACAGAATATCCTTCATGCGATTTCATCTCTTCAAAGAACTCTCGCAAGGCCATGTCTGCTCGCATGACAACCACTTCCGCATGATAAGGAAAACGGTCCATCCATTTCTGCGTCTCGGTCTTTCCGTGAACTTTAATCAAGATCTCTTTGAGCGTGTGAGTTCCCAAAACGCTAGGTGGTAACATACGAAGAGGTCCAAGAACTACATCAATCGCAGGCTCAAACCGATTTTCTTCATACTCTGCCGCCCCTGTTTCTCTATATTGAATACCACTCTTGATAGGAATAGTATGTAGTTTATATTCCTTGATAAGCGCATGGAGCATGTCGTGCGAATCTGAAATACGCCCAGCGCCAATCTCCCACTGCATACCTTCCTTGTGAAATGTAATGGAGCGTCCACCAACCCTCTTATATTTTTCACACACTAGAACATTTTGTTTAGGATTGTGTTTGAGAATCTCTCGAGCACAATAGAGGCCTGCTAGGCCTGCCCCAACTATAAGTATATCACACGCCATTCTATGATGTCTTGGGAAATATTTGCTCTATCCACTCAGCGAGCCTGTCTGCGTCGGACACCTGAACCTGTCCAAGAACCTTAGTATTATGAATCGCCAGAAAGGTAGGGATGGATTTTATATTACAGAAGCCACCTGTGTAATTATTTCGGTCAACATCGCATTTCAACCACCTGATTTGGGGATTTCTAGCAACTATCTCAGCAACACCAGGGCCGATACGTTTGCAGGGTCCACACCATGTTGCAGTGAAATACACGATAGTGGAACCGGATACCGGACCTTTCTTAGTGGGCTGCGCTAAAGGAGCATTTGCAGCAACAATACCGTCGTCTTCAATGGTGCGACCAATCAAACGCTCAAACTCTTGATGATCATCAAGGTATTCCATTCTATCAAATAGAAATATCAAACTTTTAGACCCCTCTAGACCTTATAGCTGACAGCGCAAATCCAGAGGCTGCGAAAAGGAAAAGAAGACCTAGCGCTATAAAATCACCGCTCACAGCCTTTGTAATCGGCTCATCAGCACCTCCACCCACCATCTTTGCGAGTTTATCTACTGATGGAACACCTGCAGGCATTTTAATTCCAGCGACAGCTGAAAGAGGAGCTGCTAGTGTTGCCGCCCCTTTGAAAGCACCATATGCGGTATATCCAGCCAAACCTACAGTGGCCCCACCAAAGACAGTTTTTGCAGTCTTTGCAAGATCTCCAACAGGAGGTGGCTTATTCTCAAATATCATGGCGATTCCACATAATAGAGCCGCCGCCGACGTAAATAAAACATTCAGTAAGTTTTCACCACCCTTTCCTAAACCAGTCATATCGGTCGCAAGTCGGCCAGCTCCAATACTCCCTCCTTCATAAAAAGGGAATCTCAGACCCTTCTCTGCGATTTGAGGACCATCAAGACTCTGAAGAATATCATATATATACCATGAGCCAAAGGTAATGAGATTAACAAGACCTTTTGCAAAGGCTGTCTGTGTTGAACCGACTGCATAATGGTCTAGTCCTACCATGCCAGTTGCTGGAAAAATGGCAATAACACGATACAGCCAGACCGGAATCTTTAAATCTAATGCGGCCGACATCCCTATCGGTAAGTATGCTTTTAAGAAAGCTCAAAAAAGCACTCTTAAAAAGATTATATTACAAAAATCATTAGACTGTAAAAATCACTCCGCCAAATCCATTCACGATTCGCAAGACGTTGTGGTTCACGGCATAGATACGAATCGTTCCATTACCACGAGCGGGTGACAGATTCACGTCCGGTGTTATGCCTGCAATCATGGTAATATTGTCAATACGGGATGCGTTCATACTTCCACTAGGCTGCTGGTCCTCAGGCCGAAGGGCAAAGCTGTAGACATAGATGAACTCATCGTTTGGAATATTTGTGTGATATTGGAATGGCTGGACAAGACGGAAGTATCCGGCATCTCGCGCTTCAAACCGATCCTGACCATCCAACTGGATATATGCCGTAGACAAGAGATCAGCACGTATACCCTCTTCATGAGTTGCCAAACTGCTGAAGTTAAACCACTCGTGATACTGCGACATAATATCGCGTTGAAGAACCCAGATGAACTCCTTGCATGGGTGATTGAACTCAATCGGTATGCTCGCCGTCGTATTTCCAGAAGGAATAGACACTTTCGGTGTATATTGAACCTGTTCAATCAAGTATTCATGCGTGCTGCTTACGAAACGTCTGCGCTCTTCCACGTCGAGGTATACATAGTCGCCCCACAACTGCATCTGCCTAATCTTTGCAGGGGTCACCTGTGTTGTATTACAGTTAGCCACCAAAGCAGTACTGTAAAACAGCTGCTGAAGAGGACGTAGTTTCACATTAATACGAATAGGATGATACTGAAGCGCAAGAATCGGTAAAAATAATCCAGGATTACGATTGAACCAGAAGCGCAGAGGAATATAGAGTTTCGTTTCACCAAACTCAGGGGTCGTATAAGCATCGACCTTTCCAATCATGTCGTAGAATCCATCCTTCTGATTCGTAGTTGTAGTGAGTGAAGACCAGATTTCCATCCATTCGCCCGTCTGTTTATCAATCTCCTGCTCTCCAATCTCAAGGCTGATTTCCTCGATGAGTGCGTGACCGATACTATTACAATAGGAGGCGCGTGAACCATCCGTATGGTAAAGTTGTGGAAGGCTCACTTCCAGAACTATAGGGCCTAGCAAGTCACCCCGCCTGGGAACTAGACAGCTAAGTCGTTTACCGAAATCAGGATCTCCGTCAAAATACATAGCCTGTGATTCAATTGAAAAGTTTGTATATCGTCTATATACCATCTTAAACCATGTGATTTGAGGATTTCCAGTAATGAAAACATCTTGTTTTCCCTGTGCTACGAGTTGTAGAAGACCACCACCTCCCGTCATACTAACATTAAGTATCAATTTACGAGTTTAGACCCTCCAAATGAATTAGTAGCTCACGATAGTATGGACCCCTTCTCCTTGAACGGTCGCTCTCTAGACACAGATTTACTCATTCTCCGGAGTCTTTTCGCGATTGATTCAAACACAAACCTTCCTATCCCTGCAAAGTATCTGCTAACAACGGATGGAAATGCTGGGCTCTTGTGGGAAGACATCTTTACAAACATGGCATCATACTCGGCCATTATTGGAGGCGGTATTGGATACATGCCTTCAACCATCAATAGCTTCTCTAACTCAATCACGTCGATGTCTACGATTGATGGAACCGGTTTCAGTACTCTTTCAACTAATATTGCTGCTGGTGGTATACCGGGCTCTATAACGGGACCTATGCTTTTCAGCACAACTAGAGGCCTCGGTACATTTGGATATGTATCAACTGCTACTCTACAAAGCACACTCGTAGGTCTAGGAACATATGGATATGTAAGCTCATCCGGACTTTCACAGACAGTTATTGACCTCTTCGAGTCACACTATGATTTGTCAACCATCATGACAAGTACAAATGTTGGTCTCGCCACATTCGGATATGTCAGTACAAGCCAACTCACTAGCAGTCTTACAGGGTTTGCTACTGCTGGTTTTGTAAGCAGCACCCAGCTTCAAAGTACTGTTCTCGGCTTAGGAAGATTCAACTACATAAGCACGGCCGCCCTCACAAGTACGTTTCAAGGTTCACGCGACAGGATCTTCCTAACATCGCAAAGCAGTATTGCAGGTCTTGGTTCATATGGATATGTAAGTACACAGACCTTCTTGAGCGCAACCCAAGGACTTCTACGAAACATTAATGTGGATAGGGCAGGAAATCTCATCGTTTATAATGCAAATGTCACGGTTTCATCCCTCCAAAATATGGGTTTTCTCAGTACATTCCACAACTCCACTCTCACATTCAAAGGAACAAATGGGCCGAATACCGCTTCCACAACAGGACGCGACATGTATTTCTCAACAGCCCAACTCCAGTTTGCAAACCACTCAAACTATCTGACACCCACCACTAAAATCACCGTAGATGTATATCCAAACTTCCTCTTTTGTTACATGAATCTGACGAATAACACAACAGTAATTCCACTCAGTACCTTCTTGACCTATAAGGGCTCACCTATGCTTGATACAACCAACAACTCTTGGATGGTCGCATCAGGATTCACATCAGGAATGTCAAACTCTTTCCAGACCCCTCTAAAAATGGCTGTGAATGCAACAAATATTTATGGAAACTACGACGAAGAATATGTGCTTACACACCGTCTTGTTAATGCTCTCAGCTCAAATCTGAGTGGTGGATTGACAAATAGTAATATAAATATATACATGGCCTCTACAAACTCCGTGTTTATCACGATGCAGAATGGTTTAACTTAAAAAATAAACCTACCGTTAAACAAGAATGGCGACACGGTCGAGCGCCGACTATGATACAATAACTCTAAGAACCATTCGCGCAATGGAACCACCTCCACCTTTTACTGTTCTTACAGCGGACGGTGTGGGTGGCACATATTGGTCAACAATCTCATCACCAATGGCCTATGTGAGCGGATTTACCATATTCTCTTTCCCTTCTCGCCAGTATATTGCAGATGCTTCTTATAACAGCATGACGTTTCTTGCAGGAACTGGAGTTCAGTTTATTCCAACAGGAGTTAATCAAACACAACTGAAAGGGGACATGTTTTCCGAAATCAAAGTTCCTGGACTCAGCACCATAAGTTCTGGACGGAATGCCATCGCTTTCTCAACTCTTCGCTTATCCTCTCTTGGTAATACTGTCTTTACAACTAATACAAGTACAAACACACTTACTTATGAAATACGCTATCCTTTCTTCAAAACAAGCAATGCAAATCTCCCATTGAATGATGCCATTTCAACGATTACATTTATTGGCAGCAACTCAATGATTCTAAGCACGAATAATCAGCAAGTGGGGAACTTTACAATCGGCATCGGTATTAGTTCATTCACAAGCCAAGGATTAAGTAATATCGGAGAAACAGCCAGCACTGTATCTGGAGCATTTGCTTCAACACTTTTAAGTTCATGCGTAACTTTCGCAAACTATTCCACAGGTATAATAAGCATTTCCACATTTCTCGGCTCAAATACTTCATCTTTTTACGCATCAACTTCACAAATCAGCACGTCTATCAATCGCGACATTTCAACATTTTCAACTGTCGCATCCAAGTTCTATGAGAATATATATGGGTCCGTTTCAACTCTCTCAACACAGTTGTATACTCAAATGGAACCAGAGACGATTGCCTCCACAAACTCCATTTTTGACCAGAGTTTTTATATAACAAGTAATCAAACCACCGTCAAAAACTTCGTATCTATTCTCCAAGACATGTCAAACTATATGACATCGCAAATCATGCCCTCTTATTTAATACGAATCACGGGTTCAAATCTCGTCAGTACAACTGTAAATGTGGGTTCCACAATACTAGGATCGCGTTCTTATATTTCAACAAATCTGGGTATTCAGACAAGCACCTTTTCAACACTCATGACAAGCACCTTTGAAAATTTCATAACGAGTACTCATATTTATATAGATATTTTATCAACTCCTCAATACACACTCTATTCTTCCATCCAGACGGCAAAAGGAACAAGTTATGATACACTCTTATCTACTTGCGAGCTATCTCTCAGCTCTTTTACAAAATATCTAACATCCTCATCTCGCGTTTTCTTAGACTATTCTCCTTGCTATTCATTCAACACGATTAATAGTCCTAATACCTCAACAAATGCATATCAAGTATCAACGTTCTTATGTTATGATAACTATCTGGTTCCTAATGCTGCCTTCACAGATTTTATGAATCCTACCGATGTTTATAACAGAACAATGCGTTTCGAAATAAGCACAGGATATTTATTTTCCCACAATACAAAACCCTATATACTGCGACATTTTCATTCAAGCATCATGTATGTTGACAACTCAAAAGCACGCATCAATGTATTCAATCCTCTCGGCGGCTCGGTTCTTCCATCCCGTTATACAACCGACTGCGATTTGAATCTATATACTACAACCATGTGGACTAACTATACACCCCCTACGAATGCGATAAACATCTTTATCCATAATGCGCAGAACTGGCCCATGTAAAAACCCTCTACACGTTAGATGGCGTCAAGTCGTAAAACACTGGATATAGATTTAATTACGCTTCGCAAGGTGAATGCCAGAGGTGAACGAAACTCAATCATCCCCTCTACATCGGTACTTGTAAGCGACGGTCTAGGAGGAACCTACTGGTCCCTTATTAGCTCGGTAGGAACATATCCAACTTTCCAGCAAATCATCGTTGATTCCAATACATATAGAGCAAATCGCACATCTCAGACATTCACGATGCTTAGCGGCAACGGCATCGGCTTTCTTGACGCAGGTCCCGGGTCAAATGCCACTTATGTCTATGCAAAAGCATTTCAGACAATCGCCGTCACTGGACTCTCCTCTATTAACGCATTTACAGACGGATTCGTAACACCCACTCTTACACTTTCATCTCTTGGAGGTCTCCAACTTTCAACGGATACAACCACGCAGACCGTCTATTTTAATGCAGGCCTCAAAACCGTCAATGTAATCCAGAATACGTCAACATTTACAAGGAATCTTGGCTCCCTATTAGGCACTCCTCTACCTATAACTCCAACCTTCTCCACTCTCACCTTCTATGGTATTGGTGATATCAATCTCTATGCAGACCAGCCTACAAATGCCATCTATGTTGGAATCAACGGCTATTCTGCACAAGGCTATTCAGATCTCAGTGGAACCGTCTACACACTCAGCAATAGCATGATTGGAACAGCCAACGGTCTTTACGTAAATAAGGCAGATTTCTCAACAGGTATAACTTCCCTCTCAACAAGTGTAGGTCAGCAACTCTCATCCTATCAGATTTCTTCAACCTACCTCGCCCTCTCCACCTATACAACGAGAAATATATCAACTCTTTCAACACTCTATTCGTCCCTCTCCACCTATACACATTTCAATATATCAACTCTCTCCAGCTATTTTTATCAGGTAAACCAGTCAACCCTCTCAACATTCATTTATAATCAACTCGCCAGCACAACGACTGGTTATTCATCCTTCTATAGTACTCTCACCTATACACAGGTCACTAGTACATTATCAAGTATTGATGCTTTTGCGGTGAGCTCCATAAGTTTGCAAAGTACCACCTCGAACCTCCTCTGGCTAAATAGTTCAGTTGCGGCCTCCTCAGTTATACTAACACAAAACTCCCTCTCTACGATGTCCACCACCATGACCTCTTCGTTTCTCTCCTATTTTGCTCCCAGAGTAAATATCGTCAGTTCCATAGGTTATACAGGAAAACGTGGAGATAGTACCAAATTCACTTTTAATGCGAATGGAGAACTCCTTCTAAGCACAGTGGAGTTCAGTTTCAAGGATATTACAAGCAGTATACGTTCATCACGCACTGACATTAACTTAGAATACAATCCTGTTCTTCTTTTCCCGATGGCGACTGCAGCAAATGTAGCTCCTCAAAATATTTCCACCTACCTCCAATACAAAGATGGAACTATAATCAACTGTGCAACCTTCAGTGACCATATGAGCTGGAACCAGTATTCATCAGGAGCTGATGCGTATTATTCCAACGTATATTCCAAGTATATGCGTATGCGTCTAGACCCTGGCTTTATTGCATCAAACGGCGTCAGCAACTATACTCTCTATCACCGTCTTTCGACAGCATCACTCTATGTAAATGGTATTAATGAGACGTCAAATAGCACTTGCCACATTCGCACACCCCTCCAGAACTCCCTCTTCTTAACGATTTTCAATAAGGACTAAATTGCGGCAATAAACGGCTTGTGTTTTCCTCAACCCTCCTTAGATGGCGGCTAGTTCTCGCAGAACTATTGATACAGACAATATAACACTTCGTAGCATCTATGCTAGAGGGTCTAATAATACGAATATCCAAAGCACACTAGCGCTTACGGCAGATGGACGTGGTGGAACTCGCTGGGTACATCCAAGTAGTCTCGGTACTTACACGCTGAACTATGTCTCCACAGACGTTTCTGTAATTCAATGGGATCTCTCACTCAACAATGTATTCTATCTCACAGGTGGTCAAGGTATTGGAATCCAGAGCAGCCCTACCAACGCATACCAGTCAATTGTCTACGCAAAAGCATATCAGGCGCTTCACGATATAAATACAGGCTCTAACATGACCCCTCTAGATGCATGGATTAATAATGCCAAATATTCCACCCTCTATTCTACGATAAATCTTTCAACCAGCAGCTGGATGATTTATCCATCTATTTGTTCCCCCCAGCAGACACTGTATTTGAATACGAATCCAATAAAGTTTCTGGTAACTCCAGGCGTCTCCACAATCAATACAGAGTACATAGACAGAAGCCGACAATTCTCAACATTCTATTCAACTCTCAACTCATCCTGTATTTCAAGTATTGATTTCCCCTTTTCTACATTTATATCTAGTTTTCAAATAATACCTTACAATACATCAACCTTCTATGATGAACTTAATATAGATAGTGTGAACTCCACTATCCGCTTCTTAGGTGTACGTGATATTCAACTGTCCAGTGTAACTTCCCCCCAGCGCGCAGTCTTCTTTAGTATTAGCACATTCACAAGCGAGGGTTATTTATCGCTAAGTGGAGAGGTGGCTGCTCTTCGAACTTTATCAACTACTATGCCTTATCACTATCGCAGTAGTCTTCTTCTCAGTTCATCGAATGCATTTTTGAGACAAGGTAATATACTGAACTATCTTTCTACACCTTACACGGGTACATGGACAGTAAACTATACACCTTTGAATGGAGGCCCTCCTATTGCTGCCGCACCTTCCACATTACGAAGTACTATTGGGTTTCCTTATGCACCTCTAGGTCTTCGTGGAGGTAATGTTATTTCAACCTCAAACAATATTGAGAGACCTCCTGGTTCTGGATTTCTATACAGATTTGATTTGACTGAGAATCCTACGAACGTATACACAGGCGATGCATTTATTAGCAGTCTTAGTTTTAACATGTCACCTTATTCAACCATTATTGAGAGAAATAATAGCACATCCATTACGATTGATTATACACCCACATTCCTCTTAGCTCCAAACAGTACTATAGGAGTTGCAGCAACAGCAAACTTCGCAATTGGATTCTCTACATTCTTGAGTTATGGAGGTGGTGAGACTGTTCCAGGAACCACAGTAGAAGATTTATTTTATGCTGGAAACCAAAATAGGACTCAAAATCCAATCTATGGTCGGCTGAAAATAGATATTCCAAAGAGCTATATATTAACGCACTATCAAAGTAACTACACAATATATCATTATTTTCCAAATATGATTGCTGGATATTCAAATGCAAATCCCGCAGTATGGCCTGCTAGTAGTTTTCTATATACTCGCGCAGGTATCTCTTCTCCCCAAATAACATCTTACACATCAAGACAAAATATGGCGTATATAACAATCATTGGCGATTAGACACAATAGGAAATCCCTCCCTCCTTCCAAGCTCAATCGCCCACTCTTCAAGCTTACCTCCTACAACTGCGGTAGGACGATATGGCCACGGACTCATATACACAGCATTTGGATGCTTATGTATACGAATCCACGCCAAGTGCTTTTCCCCATCGCTCATGAGCCAATCTTTAAAATAGAGCTGTCCATGATGATTTTCCGCATAGTTTGCCCGAATCTCCAGAATTCGCCTATTTTCTTCTGTCAAAGGTCCAGGATTATCAATATCAAACTGCGCGCAAAGACGAGTATACCACGTGGTTAAAGACTGCATTCTCCAAACACACATTTGGTAGGTGAATAAATATTCATCCCGAGATGCGTCTAAAATCTTCCATCGGTCCGAATATTTCTCGTCTGCTGCGGCAGGTCCAGGACACGGCATCCAGCGGATACTCTGAACTGTGGGATCTTTATCAAGTATATCGAAACTCTCTTGAATAGCCATAAAATCTGGAAAGCGCTCTAGCAAAAAGTCCTCTTGCATAGGGATTACATATTTATAACTCGTAGAGAATACTTGACTTTTAGATAAAATCTGCATTGTTGCAGCACGAGATCCCAGGAAACCCGAATCCTTGTCATCTAAAATCACAATCTTCACGTTATATTTACTTAACATTTGTTGAATAACGGGATGTCCAGGATCTTCGGTTGCGATTAAAATGTCCCATTTAAGATTTGCAGCATATCGGTGGATGAGACCAATATGAAGTGGAAGAAGATAGTAATACTTGGGAGTTGTGTTAATAACATAGGCAACATCGGTTCTATCCATTACTTCTAATTTCGTTAAACTCTTAAACCCAAATAGAATGTTACTCTCACTTGCCACCTTCGCTGCGTTTATTAGCGTCAGTGCAGCCCAGCAGTGCAGTTCTTTTGCCAGTCTGGTCCATGGAACCACAGGTGCTCCAGCGGGTCTCTCAACTCCCGATTGCTCCTATATTCAAGCAAACACAGGAGCAATCTGTAGTTCACTCGGCTCTTGGGATATTATTAATGCAAATACCTGCTATCTCAAGGGTCCCGGTTATGGATGCCAAATCGTGAATGGCCTTTTCTCAACACAAGAGACATTCTACTGCCAAATTGGCCCTCCTGCTACACCAACATCAACATTCAGCTCTGTACCAACACCTTCTTCTAGTGCGTCTGTATCGGTTACAGCAAGCCCCAGTTCTTCTTCTAGCCCTTCTGCGTCTGTATCCGCCACGGCAAGCCCTTCCACATCTTCTAGCCCATCCGCGTCTGTCTCTGCCACGGCAACTCTCACACTCTCTTCTAGCCCTTCTGCGTCTATATCAGCCACGGCAAGTCCCTCCACCAGCGAAACGGCATCCGTATCACAATCTCCATCAACAAGCTCTTCACCATCTTCATCTCCCACACTCTCTAGCTCATCCAAACCTACACCTACATCAACCATTTCAAGAACAGCAACAGCCTCTGCATCTGGAACTTCCACATCTACTTCAACACACACTGTGAAGCCTGTCTATATTTATGTAAACACTACTGAAAATGTATATATTCCTGTTGAGAGCACAACAATCGGTAATGGACAAGCAGCAGCGATAGGTCTCTCGGCCATCTTTGGTGTCTTCACAATGGTTACTCTCTGTTTTGTTATTATGAAGCGAAGATATGGAGCTCCTCCAGAAAAACAGGAAGTTCCAATCCGCCGTTCTTCAACTATCGTTATTCGTGATCCTAAAACTCATCGCCCATCGATTGTATCAAAATCAGATGTATAAATTGCGGCGTTAAAGCTACTTTTGGGTCTAAGCATTTAACACATTCTCCATAAAGAATGTGGGGAGCGCATCCAAAAACAGGTAAACCTATCAGGATTTTGCAAACAGAGACAAGCATTTCGAAGGACAATAAGACAATCATATGGATTGGACCTGATACTCCTAAGAATGAACGATGGAATCGGTGGGAAGTTGGCGCACTCAACCGCAACTATCTATCATCCATTACAAATATTCTTGTTCTCTGTGATCCCGCTCAATCTCAAAAAGATGCTGAATGGCTTCGCACAGGCGCATGGAAGGAGTTGACGATGATTCTCGCATCAAGAGACACTCTCAATCTACTCGGTGAAAATGCACTGAAGGAGATGGGTATTGGAAATATGATTTGCCTAGAAGAAGTCGCGGAGATTTACCCTTTCGTTGGAGCCGCATGGGATGGTACAGCTAATGATGCCGCCCTTCTTGCCTCAATACTTTTGCGTATGAATCGTGCATTGGGTGTTCACCCTAGCTCTCTTCGCTCTGAGACTATGATCAAAGCATTCTATGCGCCTCCACCCTCTGGTCCTCCACAACTATGGCTAATCAGTCAGTATTATAAACCTGAGAAGGCTGCGAGGGCGCGCGAGATTAGACTCTGTCTTGAGAAGAATGTTGAATGTCCTCTGATTGACAAGATTGTCCTTCTCAACGAGACCGACCTCACTGGCTCTTTCACAGCCAATGATAAAATCCAACAAGAAGTCATCCGCCACCGGCTCAGCTATGCGGATGTCATCCGCTGGATTGCAGAGAAGGCTCCTCAGAATACCCTCTGTGTTTTCGCAAACTCCGATATCTATTTGGATTCAACATGGAAGGCCCTCTGGGCAACCAATCCACAGGACCGATTTATAAGTCTTCTCCGCTATGAGGCTGTAGAGGGTGTTCCTGATGCAGAACATAAGTTGTTCGGTCCTCGTCCTGACAGTCAAGATACGTGGGTTATCTTCAGCGATAGTGTGAAATCTAGAAAATGGGATTATGACTCTCTCAACTTCAACTTCGGCCGCGCTGGATGCGACAATGCTATTAATGTGGAGATGTTGAAGGCGAAGTTTCTTGTGACTAATCCAGCACTCACTCTCAAGACTCACCACCTTCATACAAGCGAGATTCGTACATATGATCCCAAAGATATCGTCGATAAGCCGATGTATTTTTACATTCAGCCAACGGGTCTACACGATATGAATCCTATCTTTACACCCAAAGTAAGTAGCACGATTGAATCACCTCCGTTTGCTCGCCCTATTCTGGGAACAAATCCCACGCATTTGAAAACCTTTTGCACAATGGTGTCGCGTGGTGAAAAATACAAGCTCGCAGCTGACTCTACAAATATCTCTACGCCTGAGCCCATTCCTGTCTATGAAGCCGACGAAGTTTTCCAGACACCCACAGGTCTCGCATATACATATTCCAGCCTCTATGTTGGAAAATCAACGACGGGTAGTGAGGCCTGGAATAAGAGTCATATTTCTGGTCTCAGTCCAACTTTGGCGGTCGATGTTGGCCTCGTCGCACCTCTTCCTGATGAGTTCGTAAAGAATAGCGCAACCTATGTTCTGATGTATCTCGCAAATATTTTGCTTCTTCGCGAGAAGTCTGGTGGAAAGGGTGAATTCTGGTCGCCTCGTGATAAGCCATTCCTCTCAGCACTCCAACTATTTAACTGGAAACAGCGCGAAGTTCCTGTCCTTCCTCGCGATGAGACTCTCCAAGTCTGGTGTAGGAAGGGCTATATCATGTTGCCTTCTGATAATACTATCATAACGCGCAAACATACTGATGCTCTCAGAAGCGCCCTTCTAGGAGTTAATGGTGAAGGCTGGACGTCAGTATGTTCAACAGAGAAGCGGTGCGTTATTTTTTATGACGACGTATATTGTACACGCGAGTTTATTAATGAGATTGAGACGAAACTAACAGGATATGAGGTGCGTGTTATCTGGCCAGCATCTGAAGGAGTTGCTTCAACCCTAACTGGGGCAAGTATTGTAGTTGTAGGATCTGGCAAGGACGGTATTAGCCGCTGGGGCTGGTCATGGATTCTCCCTAAAACCGCACAGGTTATTGAGATTCAGAGTGAGATGGAACCGAGTGCTGACTGTCTGCATTTGGCCGCCGCAGCTGAGCTCCGCCACGCCCTCTGCATTTGCCCGAAAGACGCAACAAAGGGGCTCGTTGACAATGTACTGAAGGCTATGACAGTTACGGAGCCTATCAAGACTCCTGTAAATACGAAGCCTATTCTCATCTTACCTGATCAGAAAGAGGGGACATTTTTTGGACATGCGGGTGATAGCTTTAGAGAAATGGCCCGTATGTGGATGGTGAAAGGATATGTGAAGATTGTGGAAGATAGCCATGCTCACCATGTCTGGCTTCATGGAATCGGAAATACTTTACTCTATGACCGCCCTACCTATGAGTGGCTAGATTCATCGCCTCCCGAGGAACGTGTCTATAAGAAGGGGTTATTTGGAAATCCAGCACCCCCCACTGGATCTAATGGGAAGGCATGGTCTTTCTGGCCACGTCGTCCTGCCATTGTGGAGGAGATGTCGACAACTGATGCACCCGCTCGCCCTTTCAGTGAGAGGTCGCAAAGTCTGGTTCTTTATGGTCGCGTGGAGAATGCTACGCAGAAGAAACGCCGACCACTCAACTGGGCTGCTGCATGTAGCGAGTTCGTGATGCCTGTGGGTGGCGACAAGGCATATCCCTTCTCACAACGTGAATATCTGGAGAAGTTGACAGATGCGAAATTCGGCCTATGCCTCCCTGGATATGGCTGGAAGTGCCATCGCGAGGTTGAATGTATGGCCATGGGATGTGTTCCGATTGTAAGTCCTGACGTAGATATTAAGGGATATGCACAACCACCTGTAAAAGGCGAGCACTATTTTGTTGCAGAGACGCCTGAGGAAGCCCGCCGCTTGGCAACACAGACGGATGAGGCTACATGGGCTAAGATGTCGGCTGCTTGTCGAGAATGGTGGAAGGAGAACTGTAGTTGTGATGGAATGTGGGCTTTAACGCAAAAACTCCTTATATAAAAGAATGGGTGCCGTCCTTACTAAGTGTATAGGTGGCGCTACTCCGCCTGTTTTGACTAAAAAGCGTAAACTATACAAGTCGAGCAAGCGAATCCCTACTGGCTCTAAAAGGAGACGTCGCCGCTTACTTAGAAAAGAGGCAAATATGCGTGGGTCTAAGATAAAATCATCTACACAAAATAGAAATGCCGGCCATTAAGATTGGTAACGCAGGTTTCGTAGAATGCCTTGACGTCTTTGGGGATGACCTTACAGTCGTCAATGCTGCTCGTGTATCTTTTGCAAAGGAGAGTACCGTCTTTGAAAATCGTGATGAAAAGCTTGTAACCTATCTTGCTAACCACGGTCATAATAGTCCCTTCTTCCATCCGATGGCGCGCTTCCGTCTGAAGATGCCGATTTTCGTCGCCCGTGAATGGTTCCGCCACACGGTTGGTTTTGCACGGAATGAGGTGAGTCGCCGCTATGTGGATGATGAGCCAGAATGCTATGTACCCACAGTGCTGAGAGCGAGGGATTCAAATAAAAAACAGGGATCCAAGGATGAAGCGATTCCTAATAATGAGGCTATTCTGAAGCATGTTCAGGCACATACGAATGGTGTGCTGGAATTCTACAACTTTCTTCTGAAAGAGGGTGTGGCCCCAGAAGTTGCAAGGGGTATTCTTCCACAATCCATGTATACGGAATTTATTGAGACTGCATCTCTTGCTGCCTATGCTCGTCTTTGTTCTTTGCGGCTTGATCCTCAAGCACAGAAAGAAATTCGCGAGTATGCGGCGGCGGTTTCGGAAATCATGGCTGAAAAATTCCCTGTAAGTTGGAAGGCTTTGCAACCGAAGAAAGATAGCCTGTGATGAGGCTCACAGCCGAATCACTCACTCGTGATCAGAATCCGCAATCGTCGTGATAAGTGTCTCAGTTGCTGAGTCCCAACGACCTACATACGACCCATTCTTTGGATTATAGACTTTGCTCTTACGTGTATCCAAATAATAGTTTGTTCCATTCAACTCCCTGGCGACCACTTCAATCGTCTCTACATCATCTACCTCAACAGGTTTTTCCTCTGACAAGATTGCGACTGGCACTGGAAGAGTTGCTGTTGCTACCACTTTCTTCTTGTATACCCGTTTGGCCTTCACCTCTATTTGAGGAGGTGGTACAATAACAGGAGCCTCTTCCACAACTGGCTGATTAATCGCTTCCAAAACACTGGTTTGCGCAAGCTTTGTCACGATCTTAATCTTACTCTTCTTAACAGGCTTATCTTCCTGTACAGCAACTTTGGCTGGTGCTTTCTTCTTTTCACCTTTTACTGGAGTCCATGCAGATTTATCAGGAACCTCTGTTACAAGTCCGTCGCCCATATCTGGAAGAGGCGGAACATCTTTTAGCCCAGCTACCGCAACAGCCCAAGCAGCCCGCCCCTTCGCCAGATTCTCTGGAGAAGTCCCAAACTGTTTGTGCATTTCAAGAAACCATGGACTACCAAACATGCGACTACGATTTACAGCTCGAATAGGCTCATTCACATTTCCCAGATAGTAGTTCTGATAAGAACCACAGGGTGCAGGTTTGGTAAGTTCTGGATCCTCACTACGTATTTTACAGCCTTTGCATAGACCCTTCTTAGAAGCTATCTCTTCGCATCGATAAGGAACATAGAAACGCAAAGGTGTCTTACCGTCTGCTTGAAAGCCTCCCTTAAAGCGAAGTTGATGGAGTTCCGCATCCTTGTTATCTCGATAGATTCGCCATGCTAAACATTGCTCCATATCAAGTGTGTAACAACCCCTCTTAAAGAATGCTATTCAATTTTAGGAATCATCCAGCCTAAATTTGAAGCTTCATACTTCCCCAAAAATAACAAGTCAAAAATGACGCAGCATTATGATATTATGAGTGTAAATGCTGTAATGCTTCTAGCTTCTGGATATGGTTATATTCTTACAGGACATGAGCCGACAGGATTCTTTCTTCTCTTTCTCTCCCTCTGCAACGTAATCGGTATTGTTGTAGGACGTATTACTGACCTTGAGAACTATCGTAAACAACAGGAATCTGATATGCTTGATAATGATTATGAGTATGATGAAGATGAAGATGAAGAGGAAGAAGAGCAAGATGTACAAGAGGAACCAGAAGTAGAGGAAGAAGATGAAGAGGAACCAGAGCATGAAGATGATGAGGCAGAAGTAGAGGATGAACCACCTCTAGATGAATCTGATGTTCATTACTGTGGTAGTGAGGAGTGTGGCGAAGAGATCACGAACCTAGAAGGTGCTGGTCTCTGCGCAGGATGTGGACTTGTTTACTATTGCAATACTGAATGTCAGAGGGCAGACTGGAAGGCAGGCCACAAACTCATCTGTGATAGGAATACATCGATTTCAGATGATTCTTCTTCTGAGAGTGTAGGTGATGCTTTACCTGCGGCTGAACCTGAGCCTGTTGCTGAGCCTGTAGCTGAAGCAGCACCTGAAGCACCAGTTGAAGCAACACCTGAAGTAATACCTGAAGCATCAGATGAAGCACCATCTGAACCTATTGCTGAAGCTACCCCTGAGCCACCAAAGCTCCCTGTCTATCCTCTAAAGTTTCGGGCTCCTCCTCCACCACCCCCTCCTCCATCAGCTACTAAGCCTGTTGGTTTCTCTGTCTAATAAATAGACAAAGCCCTTGCTGATGGATCGGTTACTCCAGGAGACCATCTTGGCATCCAAAAATGCGGGATAATCGTATGCGTAAATGCCTTACCATAGTTTGCCTCAAAATGAAAACGATAAAAATATTGCTCACGTGTGGTAGGGGTCAAGTTTCGATATTTTTGTTTCGCATCCTCTTCCCAGTCATCATGTACATATCCTTCAACATATTCAGCAATAAGTTCTGACCAGCTCTTCTCTGTTGGACTCACTCCATCACTAAAGGCCTCCTTCCTTCTCCAGAGAACTTCATGCGGTAAAGTCACACCATCATCAAAAGCCCTACGCAAAATCCACTTTTCAGCTAAACCATTTTTTTGTGGACGCAGCCATTTTGTTGATATAGAGCGTGCAACACTCACAAACTGCTTATCCAAGAATGGTGTTCTAGGCTCTAATCCATGAGAACTAATCGTCCTATCTGATCGCAATACATCGAACAAATAAATCTCTTCTAAGAGACGACCAACCTCTTCTTCATAGGCCGAATCATTTGGCGCATTATAGAAATACAAATACGAACCAAATACCTCATCACTACCATCTCCATTAAACACGACCTTACAATCGCTTTGTCTGGCAACCTCCCTCGCCACAAGCCAGTTTCCTACAGACGCTCTCACAGTAGTGGTATCAAATGACTCTATTGTCTTAATAACTACAGGAATCGCCTCTAGAAAGTCGCTAGGTTTCAAGACAATCTCATGATGATCTGAGTTAATCCAGTTAGCTACTTTCCGAGCGTAAGCTAAATCCTGAGAACCGGCCATTCCAATACTAAAGGTTTTGAGCCGCGGCGCCCCAATAGAGCGCAACTCCTTGGCAACAAGCGACGCAATAAGACTGCTATCCACACCACCACTCAAAAGTGCAGCCACAGGTCTCTCAGCAAGCATGCGTTTACGCACAGCACTCACAAGCGCGCTTCTCAGACCTGCACACGCCATTTCAAGACCATTCTCTGCAAGAGGAGAATACAATGGATTTTTCAAGCCCTGTATATGATGATATTTTGCAAAATAAATACAATCAAATGTCTCGGTGTTATAAACGTGGCATGTGCTAGGTGCAAAATGCATAGCAGAATGGACAATAGGCCACATAGCCTTAATTTCACTGGAAAAGATGAGTCCTGATGTATAAAACTTTTTATCATTAATAGCAATACGATGTCCAACAAATAGAGGACGAACACCATATGGGTCACGAGCTACAGTGACTGTCTTCATAAGTTTATCAACGATCACTATGGCAAAAACACCATCTAACATTCTGAAAAAAGCATCAGGCCTAGCGCCTCCATCTATAACAATCTTCTGGTAAAGCGGCCCCAATATCTCACAGTCGCTTCCCGAGTAAGTTGTAATTCCATACTCTTTAGCTAATGTCGCCCAGTTGTAAATCTCACCATTGCACATCCATATGAGCCGCTCACTAGTCATCGGCTGCATACCTCCATTATTTAATCCGTTAATCGCAAGACGAGTAAATCCAAGAATAGCACCACTCAAATCAACACGAATAACCTGCTCAGGTCCACGAGCAGTCAACTGTTTTATACAGGCATCTGGATTATCAATCGGTTCGTTGCAAATCCCGAATAATGCCCAAATGCCACACATCTCTTGTAAAAATGTTTATAGAGTTTAGATGGGAGACGCCAGCGATGTACTTCGTAAAATCCAGTCGCAGACGAGATATAACTATCTTGTAAGTAATCTTAGGGTTACACAACCAAGAGCAAATATCAGTAGTTGTGGTTCTGACGGTAGTAATACTGTAAAAATAAATTACACGGATTATGCTCAACGCAATGATATTGCTCTTGGAAAATATTATGCAAATGCATGTTCTACAACCGCTATTTCTTATATTGTTAACTCTCAGAAACTTTCATAAAGGTTTAGCATCTAAATAGCCAATATACTAGTATTTAGATGGAACAAGATAAGAATAAATATGAGCGTGTTAAGGAAACCATTAATCTTCTGAAAGGTCTTATAAATCATGGAATATCCGACGGCAATGACGGATATACACAAATCAAAGAGCATCTTGACGAATGGATTAAAACAGGTGAGGCGGCTAATCATGTGATTGAAATGCGCACGTATCGGCGTACAGCTTATCTTACAGTCCCTCGGACGGCAGATAAAGCTGCCGAACTTGTACTAAAGGTACAAAATTCTCAGGATTAACTCCAATAATCTGTGTCGTAAAAACACCATTCATCATCTTTACCCTATGAACTTCTAAAGGTCCTTCTAAAACTTTTGACGGTTGCCAACGTAGGACATCTTCCAATGATCTATAGATGCAGAGAATTTTACTCCTCTCCATCAATACAAAATATTCAATAGACTCCATTCTTTTATGTCTAAAGAGAATATCAGAAGAAGGAAGAGATGGCCAGATCGGGAGTAACACATGAAGGAGCTCTATACGAGCTTCTTGCCAGAGGTAATAAAGATTTATATTTTTTCAATGATGACCCCAAATCCATCTCACCGTATGATAATCGATATAATCCTGTCCCTGCCCAACTCCACGAACTTCGTCGGATTCCTCCGCTCAACGGTGCAGACTTCGGTCGTACATGCGAGTTTGAGTTTGAAGCAGCAGGCGAAGTATTTACTGATCCAACACTCTTAATCGACCTGCCCACATGGCTTCCTCCTGTACAAGCTACTGCAAATCCCAAAGCCACTGTGACAGACGTAGACGGAGTTACATATGGATATACAAATGGAACCGCCTATTTCCTCTTCAGCAAAATCCAGATTTATCAAGACCAGATTCTTCTCCAGGAGTTCAGCGGTGATGCGCTTTACATGGCGAGTAGGGCACGAGGCTCTCTAAACTCCGCCTTCTTGGAGAATAAAATAACAGGAGTCCATACTGGCTCGGCACTAGATATAGGACGTGCTGCGACACCCGGTCGCTTACGTCTTCATCTTCCTCTTCTTGGATGCCAGCATCCAGACGATGGAGGCTTTCCCAGTATTGCAGCTCGCGGACAGACATACAAGCTCCGTCTTACCTTGCGCCGTCTTGAAGACCTTGTAGAGTCCAGTGATTCCAGGGCAAAACCTGTTCCATGGGCTCGCAGTGATTTTACTATACAGACCTCAGCAACCACAGCCCCTACAAGCTTCTCAACGCTTCAGCGCAGCGCCATAGGTGTTCCAACGATTCAGCTTGAGACCCGCCATATCTATGTAGACCCGGATACACGTGAACGACTTACACGTTCTGAACTTATCATCCCCTTCTCTCGATTATATGAAAATAGATTTACATATGGGGCGAAAGACTATGAACCTATCTCTAGAGGAGCAGTCGCAAGCGGAACACGACGTATTGATGCAACTCACCCAGCAGGACGCATAGTCTTCTGGTTCTATAAAACAGCCGACCTACGTGCTAATAAATATACGAAAATCACTCAAGATAATGGCGGTGATTACTATAATAATGTGTCTCTCATTATTGCCTCGCGAGATCGTGAACCACTCGCCACATCTCTTCTATGGAATAAGATACAGCATTTTAGCAAGGAAGAACGCGACCCTGGTCCTGGTATGGGTACTATGAACTGGGATCTAGGCGATTTGCGTGGTCGTGAAGGTCCTTACCAGCATCAACCCGAGGGTGCTATTAACTTCACGACGGCTGATAGACCGACTATGTATACTGACCTTACAGATGTTCCGATAGATTCTGTTAGTCGCCAGAAATCTACCGAGATGCATTTGATTGTTGACTCATGGGCCATTGCCGTCTTTGAAAAAGGTCGTGGTGGTTTAAAATATGCCAACTAAAAGTAGGTGAATGAAGATTTTGACTTATAATATTCACGGTCTTCCTTGGTGTAAAGTAAATGTTCCTGCCATGATTGATTGGATTTTCAATAAATCAGGAGCAGAAATCGTGTGTCTTCAGGAGGTTTTTTCAAGAGAGCATAAGAGGCTCTTTTGGAAAAAGGCTGCACAAGAGGGGTGGACTTTTCTCGCCCCGCCTGATCTTATATATTGGGGACTTTGGCCTAGTCTTGCGAATGGAAGCGGTCTTATAACGATTCTTCATCCGAGATTCAATCTATCTTCCCAACCCAAGTTTCAACCTTATACTACAGTGAATAGTGCTGATAGGTTGGTAAAGAAGGGATTTTTTAGTGCTTATGTGAGCGACGGTATTCATAACTTTCAAATCATTAATACACACATGCAATCTGATATAACAGAATGTTGCACCCGTCTTAACTTTGATAACGCTCGCTATTTACAAGAAGAGCAGATGTATTTGGCAATGACTCACAACGAGTTTTCACTTCCTCTTGTCATTGGTGATACCAATATGTCTAGTTTCAAGTATTTTCACCGCGTTGACCAAAATACACATGCTACATTTCCTGAAACAGGAGAGCATCTTGACCATCTCCTCTGCCTTCCAGGAGATGCAGGTAGAGTTATGCATGTGAATACAGATTATCATGATGAGATTTCACTAAGCGATCATATCCCTGTAATCTACACAGTGAAGTTGATACGCAAGAGTAATAGGCTGATTCGATGATTAATATATTTCCCAAGAAGTAACGATTGCTACTTTGCACTCCTTCCCTTTTACAGACCATGTATCCCAGTTATAAATCTGTAGACATTGATTAGCAGAAATCTTTAGGAAAGCGATTCGTGCTTGTTCAGGACAGCAACTGTAGACAATCCATGGACCTTTCTCTTCAATATAAGGAAACTCCTTGAGAATATCCAATGACCAATGATCATTCACTTCTGTAAGTCTCCCTGACTCTGTATAAACAAATTTACGTTGACTAATATCTTCATTATGTGTAACATATCCAAGTACATCGTCGCTAGGATGAGTAAGTAGTTCATATTGGATTGATTTATTAACTAAATATGGTAGAATTGTATATTTCAGTTCTTTACCTCTAGAAACGACTTTAGCCATCTTTATAGTGAGTCTATGAGTACTATGTTTAGACCCAAACTTATTGTTTAATATCCGAAGAGCATACCAGCTCTGCCACCATAGACTCGCAGAATATTATATGTTTCTGCCCAGACATAGACTTGATAGCGAGGGACATCGTTGGGATTCACCGAGCCCCTATTTGGATGGAGTTCAAGCGCCAGTTCGATAATTGACATTTTATCGAGATTTGCCTCACCTGATGGAAGAGATCCAGCAATATGGCCATGCTGGAAACCGAAAGGGAGTGTATAGATATATCGATTTATCCATGGACTCTTTCTCATCTCTAGAGATGGAAGCAGGGAGCGAAACATTGATGGAGCGTCGGTCCAATAGCGTGTGAGTTTTCCTTCATATACAAGTGCAATAGAGGATAGAGGTTCTGACTCTCTTGTACTGAAGCCTGGTTTGAGGTCGCCAAGTCCATATATATTGAGACCAGATGCGTCTGGCCACCAAGGTGCAACATTAACACCTTGCCCTGATAAATCCCGTGTTGCTAAGAAAGGAGCATTATAGCGGGCAGCCTCCCATCTCTGCAAATAGAAAAACAGATTGCGTGTTGGATTCGGAACTTTCAGCGGAAATCGAACATTTGGTGAAAGCTGGGTATCCAGAGGGTCAAATGGGTAGTGTTGAGGAACAGGAATCTGAATATCTGCGATGCGGAATCTGTTAGCCTCTGGACGATCCAAATAAATATATTCGGCCATGACATATGTATCACCAAGAGGGAATACATTGGGCATTTTGGGTCCTATGAGGTCGGTATAAGAAACGACCCCAGGAACACCTGATACACCTGCTATAGGTTTTCCACCCATCTTCTCGTAATAAAAGGGACTGTTCTCTATTGGAAAATAGGCCTCTCCTGCGATACTTGCTCCGCTGGTTGGCGGTGTTTGTTGAGAGCTGCTCACATATAAACTGCCGAGAGCTGCAAAGTTCATACGCAATATGACACTATCAGCTTGGATTGCGTCAATCGGTAAGAATGCTCCACTATCTCCAGATGAGAACCAGAAAGGGAGCGGAGTCACTGCAACTGTCTGTGTATCTTCGAGTCCAAAGACGCCTACACGAAATCCATTCTCTTTTCTTGGTAAAAGTTTATTCATAAGACTGGTTTTTTCTAGGGGTGTATAGAACTCGTCTAAGACTTCCATGAGTCGTCCATCCAAGCGTTCACAGCGAACACCGCCGATTTCAATACTGGCTTCCGTAATAAGTGCGTGGCCGACTGAGTTTGTCCAGCCGAATGTGGGTCCGAGGAACTTGAAACCAGAAGCATCACAGGCTCGGCGTGCAGCTAGCTGAGGTGTGGCAATATCTGGGAGAGTTGTGACTAAAAAGAGTCGTGAAACCAGCTGGCCTTTGCGTGGAATGGTGAGTGTGCAGCTAGTTCCTAATCC